TTTAACGCTTTAATAAAGGCGTCAACTTTATTATCTTCAACTTTTGTATCTTTTATTTTTGTGCCATCAACAACTTCTACCTCATTATCTGTACACCATTTTAAAATATAAGGATATAAACCAGCATATATTTGACCAGTTTGATATGAGAACAATCTTATCTTGCCGTCCCAAACTCTATTTCTATATTGAGGCATAAACTTAAAACCAGGCACCTCGAAAGTAAAGAATTCACCAAGGTCTCTTCTTATACTTTCATCTGCGTCTATCTTTAAATATACGTCATCTTTCTTGTCTATAACAAGATATCTTAAATTGTTCATTATTAAATAGCGCCGCTAGTAAACTTACGCCACTCAATCGCATTTTTTATTGTGAAGGTTCTATTTGAAATTTGTCTAATAGTTCTATCTAAAAAATCGGTGGTCGTTTGTAAATATTCAACTTTATGTTTTGCTCGTTGTATATCAATATCTGAATCAAGATATTTGTCAACGTCTTGTTTTAAAATTTTTAAATTAAATGGTTTCTGTGCATATACAGAGGCGTCTGATTTGCCTGTATAATATTCCCATTTTTCACGTTTAAGAATATATAAATCAGACTCAGCTTTGCTTAACAACAACTTAAAGTTGGTTAAGTGCTTCATATATTTGTTGTGTAATTGAGGTGTTTTTAAAGACTCTAAATCTAATTCTGTTTCGTTTAATTTAAGGTCTTTATCAGCCTGTTCTTGTAGTTTTTCTAAATCCATAATATATCCAATCTATCATAAAATAATTAAAAAGTAAAGCCTAGGTTACAATATCTACAGCCTTTTTACCCTTTTGTGCAAACTCATAAATGTTATATTGAAATATAGCCGTTGCTGATAAGTAGTCAACATCTGAAGCCTGCTGATTAAAATTTAGACCAGATAGTGATATAGGAAACACGTCTCTAAATCTAACTTCTATATTTGCGTTATTCTTACTAGTTAGTATGTTTAATGTGGCGTCTGAAAAAATAGGACCTATCGGAGTAGCACCAGAGACTACTTTTCCAGGGTCAGTAGGCGTACTTTCCTTTCCTATTACAGGAAATCTGTCTTTATTTTCTGCTAATATATCTCTGTATTGTTTTCTATCTTTAGGAAAACCAATACCAGTTAACCAACCGTGCATTTCTCGGTAGTTCTCCAAGTTCTCATCTACCATAAATGTGATTTCTAGTTGTTCAAAAACAAACTTATCACCTGGTACAGGTATATCTCTGAAAGGATTGGTTTGAGTTGCATTACCCATATTCACACCTGGCACATTAGCAGCCGTGCAAAAATATTCAACTTTAGGTAATTTGATAATAGAAAACTTAAACTGCTGTGGCGAGGCCAAATCTAGTTTAGTTGGTTGTCTTGATAATGCGTCTGTATTAGTCATATGGATATTTATCCATTACGGAGAGCAAAAAAAAGGGGCGAATAAATCGCCCCTTTTCTGAAGTTTGTACTTCGCAAAGTAAAATTACATTAAGTTAGCAATTTGTACTTTTTGGTAGTATCTGTTAGAGTTAGCAGAACCAGCGTCATTTACTGCTGAAGCAGCACCTGAAATCGCACCAGTTTCAGCAAAAGGATTAGCGATTAAGCCATATCTTGTTTTGAAACCGATTTTTGGTTGGAATGTATCCTGACCAACAGCTCTAACCATTTGTAGAGGTACATATGGACAATAGAACATACCAGCGTCATAAGGTGAAGTACCTTTGTAACCAACAACGTAGAATTGTTTTGTTGCTGGAGAGTTTGCTGAATATGGGTCGATATATACTTTGTATCTACCGTTAAGAACACCTGCAAAAGTATTACCTGTGTCATCAACATTTAGGTTATTGTTAAGAGCTGGAGTATAGTCTAATACACCTGCCATTTGAAGAGCAGAGGCAACATCTGAAGAACAGATTATCATATTACCTTTACCTCTTCTTGTTCTCTGAGCGATTCTGTTTGCGTCTCTTTCCAATTGGAACATAAGACCTTTGAATCTCTCAACTGACCATCTACCATTTGAGTCTGTGTCTAAATCAAATATACCAGCAGTTGTCGTGTTTGCTTGAGCGCCTTTTTCAGCGTTTATGTAAACCGTTCTAACTACTTCTCTATTGATTTCTGCAAGTATCTCAGCAGATAAAATGTTCGCAAGTTCAGTCTCAGCGTCTAAACCGTGGATTGCTTTAAGGTCTTGAGCAAGTTCCATTGTGTATTCCGCTTTAAGAGCTCTTGACTTAGCAGTTACCGTAGATTTCTCGATTGAGAAAGCCATTTCAGCAAATGCATTGCCACTTGCGTCACCTAATGCTTCAGCCGCAGCTGTAGTCATAGCAGTACCTTTTGTGTAAGTACCTGGTGAAGAGTCGTTTAATACTGCTGGGTTAGTTCCTGCCTGAGCAGTAGATGAATAACCATCTACACTTGAACCAGCGGCATTTCTACCAGAGAAGTCTGAATCTGCTTCGTCAAACATAGCTTCTGCGCCTGTTTGTGAAGTGTATCTGCTTCTCATAGCAAATATAAGACCAGTTGGACCGGTCATAGGTTGAACACCTGCAATATCGTAAGCGATAAGGTTAGGCATTGCTCTTCTTACTAAACTAATTAGGATTGGATCCCAGTTAGATACAGCTGAACCAGTTGAGTTTGTTGGTGCAGCTTCAGATAAGAACGCATTGTCTTCCTTAGCAGCTCTTTCTTGGTTTTCCAAGATAACAGAGGTGACGGCACGTCTATAAGAATCCGTGATTTTTGGTAAATCAGGATGCTCAAGGACTGGCTGCCATTTTTTTTCGTGAGTTTCGGATAAGTACATTATTTTTCTCCCTTTTCCCTTGAATTAAGATATTTTAATATCTTTTGTTTTGCTTATAGCGGCAGTGTAAGCAGCCATTGCTTTTGATAAGTCTTCATTTGAAGACACACCATCAGCCGCCACATCATCTAAAGTCTCATCTTTTGATTCTTTTTTTCCAAAGTACGATTCTTTAATAGTCTCACACTTTTTCTTAAAATCTTCGCTAGTTGAGTATTCAATTTCTTCAGCAAGTTTAGCAAATTTTTCTTTTTGAGTGTCTGCTAAATCATTTGCAACTTCAGCCATAACTTCGTTTTTAGTTTTGTCTGCGTTGTCTTTGTTTAGTTCAACATTCTTTTCAATTTGCTCGTTTAACTTTTTATTCAGTTCTTCAATTTTAGTTGCTTGCGCTTCTAAAACGTCATACTTCTCATCTGGAACATCAATATAATGTTCAGAGAAAAGTTTTTTAAGACCTGATATAAAGTCTTCAGCAATCTCGCCTTTAATGCCTCTTTCAAGAGCGATTTCGTTTTCTTTCATCCACTCTTCAACGACATAAGACAAGTAAGAATCAACTTTTTCAGTTAACTCTTCTTTTGCTTTTGCACTTTCTTGCTCTAATTTGTTGTTGTAATCTGCTTCCATTGTTTCAGCAATTTCTTTTACTTTAGTTCTTATCGCTGATTCAAATATAGTTGCAGCCTTATTTTTAAATTCTTCTGATAAATCATTTTCGCCAGATACTAGAGCGTCAACGTGTTCAGATACATCTATGTCTTCTTTTTTATAAGAAGCTTTCATCATATCTTTTTTGTCTTTCTTCTCCATATCTTTTGAAGCGTACATACCCATACCCTCTTTTTTCTCTTTACCTTCATCTTCAGATTTTTCTTCGTCTTTCTTTTGATGTTTTTTAAGAGCGTCAAGAGCAGCTTTTGGCATTTCGCCTTCTTTGATTTCAGAACCTTCTTCAGTTTCGTCTTGCTCTTCTTTTAGTTTTGGCATTGCGTCAGCAGCACCAGCACTTTTTTGTTGAGCGTCACCAGAAACTTGTTTAGTTTTTTTCGTAGCGTCTGGATTTGAATCTGTTGGTTTAACAACCGCTGGACCTAAATCCTCAGCATTGTTCATTTTTGCAATGTGAGAAGGTTCAGCCGCAACAGCATTCTTCTTCGGAGCGTCAGCTTGTGGGTTAGCACTAGCTTCTACTACCGCTTCTTTTTCCAAAGCCTCTACTTTATTGTCTGTCTCGGCCATTTAGAAATCTCCTTTTATTATTTAAAATAAACGTTTATTTTATTTCTCTATATGATATTTATAATATTAGAGATTTTTAAGAAAGGATTTAAAGACTTCCGCCTTGGCCTCTGCCAATTTGATAGACTTTGCTTTCTGTATATACTCTTTATATTCTTCAATATCTCTCTCTTTTATAATACCATTATCCCATACCCACTCTTTATTTTCCATAATGCCTTCTACAAAGGCGTCTGGAGCGCTTGGGTCTGCAACAATGTCAGCGGCTGTAGCTAAGTAGAAGTCTTTTCCTACATAGTTTGCACCGTTCTTTTGAACCAAGGATCCCATACCTCTTGAAGATACGCCTAATTGAGCGCCTTCATCAATAAGACTTTTAACAATCTTACCGTAAGGTGTTGACATCACTTTGGCTTCACCCATAAAATTTCTACCATCTGGTGTTAGAGCGGTTACCATATGTGATACTCTCTCTAAATTAACCGTAGGTCCATCTGGATGTCCTAGTTCACCGAATGCTCTGTTTTTTTGGATAAATTCTCTGTTATATCTGTTGACTTCTTTCGCTAGAATATCGTTCTCGTATATTCTTCCATTTCTATTTTTGATATCAGATTGTAAAAAGATACCACGGATTTTGTAATCTTTCTTTCCGTTTTTTTCTTCTACAATGTATTCTGCCTGTGAAATTTCTTCCGATATTAATTTCATCTTTTCTCTCTCTACTATACTATTTATAACAATTTTTATCTAAACTCAGCAATAATAGTATAATTATCACCTGAAGCAAAGTTTTTAGTAGATAATAACACATCACCAGTTGGTGTTGTAGAGTTGTTAACTATTTCATTACCTGCTGTTCTTAAATCCCAATATCCGTTACCACCTAATATAACCATAGTTGCATTAGTAGCACCGTCCCATATTAACTCAACTGCTGATTTAGGATTAGCAGAGTTAATTGAATACCATATCTTTGCAAGTTTTCTATCTGCGTTCTCGGTCATAAAAGTAACCTCTGAAGCGTCTATTTTTTTGACTAAATTTTCGCCTGTGCCATCTGAAATATTAGTCATCTTTACTACAAACTTTACGCCTGAAGTATCTGCTATTGTTTGTGTTGTTATTATATCTGCCATTTGTTATACCTCAAATCCTGTTTCTTTATGGCACTCTAAACTAATATTAAATTTAGGTACCGTAGATTCTGCTAATAGTTGTACACTTTGTTCTGCCTCATCAACCAACTTTGTTTCAGTTGGTTTTAATCCATAATTACCTCTGCCACTAATATTTAATTCTTGTTTACCTAGTGTCAGTTTTACATTACCAGTTCCAAATATTTCATAATTAATATTTGCAATACTAATCTTTGGTTGACTTGTTGCGTTTTTTAATTTAGACACATCAACTATTGTACCACCATCAGATTGAATACCTTTAACGTTTGTTATAACTTTAAAGTTATCATCAACCTTATGAACAATTGCTTTAGATTCTGTATCTGTATTATCAAACCAAAGTATTGTCATTAAATTTGACCATCATAATAAGTTTTTGACAACTCACCAGTTTCAATTGTTGATGAAGCTGAAGAAGTTGTTTTAATATATTTTCTTAAATTTGCACCCTCACTTACCATTAAACCCCATATATCGCAACCTGTATTTCCATTTCCTACATATCTTGCATAACCATTAACTGATAAATTACCAATTTCGTCAACAGGTCCAATTGAAATTCTTCCATCACCTAAAGTTCCTAAAGTAGCAGTTAATCTACATCTAAACCAACCATTGTCTAAAGCGTGTATTGATGTTTGACCTAGTGTATTATCACCAGAATTATATGTGTGTGCTACAACGCCAGTATCTAAATTAAAAACTGCTGAGGTTACGTTAGTTGAGTTACCTCTAAAAGATAATTGAAATAAATTATTTTGATTACTTTTTATAAAACAAGATTGTGTATAAGTTGTAGAACCAGTTGGTAATATTCCATTTTCCCAAATAAGTCTATTGTTTTCACTACCATCACCATTATCTTTTATATTTGTAGCTGTAGTGTTACCATTAGGGTCTTCTTGACCAGTTGTTTTAGTAATACTAAATTCATTTGTCCAACTATTAAAATCTTCGGAATGAGTTTGAAGGTTTATTGCACCTTTCATTCTAGTTCTAATATATGATTGCAACGGTTTAGTTTTAGTTGTTCCTGGTTTATCGTATGTTCTAACACCACCAGAAATAGCTGTACCAGCAGTTTCTAAATATGGTGTTACCGTAGCTCCTGCCTCTATCTGAGCACCATAAAGAAATACACCTGGGTCATT